CACTTTAGATTTGCATCGTAGTTCTACAGCATACCGACTTGCTAATACAGTAGTTGTTCCTGCTGATGCAACTCTTGATGTTGTTAGTAAATCAATTTACTTGGAGGAAGGTGACTCTTTGCGTTTAACAGCTAACGCAACTGGTGACCTTGAGGCTGTCTGCTCTTATGAGGAAATCTCCTAATGATTAACAACGGAGGCGTTATTGGGCCAAAGAACAGCCCGACATCCTCTGTTGCATCAGGGGTGTGGTCACTGTTTGAACAGGCGACTGCGAAGAAGGGTAGTGCTTGGCCTTCCGTTGTAACAACACCATCAACAATTGAATTATTAGTTGTTGCAGGTGGTGGTGGCGGAGGAGGTGGTAGCGATTCACGAGGAGGTGGTGGTGGAGCAGGGGGCGCACTAACAGCAGCAACTTGGGCTGTAACCGCTGCGACTTCATACACAATCACAATAGGTGGTGGTGGTTCTGGAAGTTCTAACTCTGGTACTACTGGCTCAGACACTACTGCTTTTGGTTTGACTACAAAAGGTGGTGGAGGCGGTGGTGGTGGCCCTCGTGGAGGAATGACCGCTGGCAAAAATGGCGGTTCTGGAGGCGGAGGAACTGGATTTGATTCTTACTTAACAGGCGGAAGCGCAACTCAATCATCTCAAAATTCAGGCGTAAGCGGGATTACTCAATATGGCAATGCTGGTGGTGGAGGCGGTGCTTATGCAACTCCCGCACCAGGTGGTGGCGGTGCAGGTGGCGCAGGCTCTGTTGCTAATGGCTCTGGTATCGGTATTGAGTGGCCTAGTGGTTCATCTACTTATTACGCAGGCGGTGGCGGTGGTGCAGCAACACCTTTAACTGGCAACACTACAGTTAACGCTGGTGTCGCTTATGGTGGTGGTGGGCAACAAAATTCAGAAGCAAACGGAAGTGCTGGAACTGCTAACACTGGTGGAGGTGGCGGTGGTGCTGGCTCAGAAAGTTCTGTGACAGGCGCTGCTGGTGGTTCTGGTGTAGTCATCATTCGCTATCCAGATAGCTACAGTGCAGCGACATCCACTACAGGCTCACCAACATACACAGTATCTGGTGGATATAGAACTTACAAATTCACTGCTACAGGCAGCATCACATTCTGAGGTGACACATGGAAAAGAGAAGTAATGGTGGTGTCATCGGAACTGTGAACACGCCAAACACATCGGCAGCGTCTGGTATCTGGGCACTGTCCGAGCAAGAAGTGAATAGGGCTAATTGGCCTTCACTTGTAACTAAGACTTCTACAGTTGAATATCTTGTTGTCGCTGGCGGTGGAGGTGGTGGTAATAGTAATGATAACAGTGGTGGTGCAGGCGCAGGCGGTGCTGGAGGATATAGAACAGCAACAGGATTTTCTGTTTCTTCTGGTGTTTCTTTAACTGTAACTGTTGGTGGTGGTGGCGCAGGTGCATCATCACAAGGAAATTCGGGCAGTAGTGGCTCTAATTCTGTGTTTAGTTCAATTACTTCCACAGGAGGCGGTGGAGGTAGCGCAGGACAAGGCTCTACTGGTGCTAGTGGTGGTTCTGGCGGTGGTGGTGGGTATCAAAGAACTGGCGGTGCAGGCACTTCTGGTCAAGGCAATGCGGGTGGTACAGGTGCTGGCGGTAGTCCATACTATGGTGGTGGCGGTGGCGGTGCAGGTGGTGCGGCAAGTAATAATACTGCGGGTATAGGATTGCAATCTTCAATCTCTGGTACTGCACTGTATTACGCTGGTGGAGGCGGTGGACAAGGAGCATCTGGAGGCTCTGGTATTGGAGGTGCTGGTGCGTCTGGAACAAATGTCAATGACGCTCAAAGTGCTTCACCAGCAAATCGTGGCTCTGGTGGCGGTGGCGGTGCAAACACTGATACTGGTTCAAAAGCTGGAGGAAGTGGAAGTTCTGGTGTTGTAATTATTCGATACTCTGATGCATACGAGGCTGCGGTTTCAACTACAGGTTCACCGACTTACACAGTTAGTGGTGGATACAGAATCTACACATGGACTTCCTCTGGAAGCATTACATTTTAAGGAGTAACGAATGGCGCACTTTGCCCAACTAGATGATAACAATGTGGTCACGCAAGTGATTGTGGTTAGCAACAACGATTGTCAAATTGGTGGTGTCGAATCAGAGGAAGCAGGGATTGTATTCTGCAAAACTTTATTTGGTGCGACAACCAAGTGGAAGCAGACCAGCTACAACGCAAGCATCCGCAAGAACTACGCTGGCATTGGCTACACCTATGACGCAGGCCGCGATGCATTTATTCCCATTAACCCATTCGCAAGCTGGCTGTTGAACGAGGACACCTGTCAATGGGGAGCACCAACTCCGATGCCGACTGATGACAAAAAATATCAATGGGATGAGGCTACAACTTCATGGGTTGAAATTACACCATGAGCGATGTAAGCCACGAGCAAATCTACGAGCGTCTAGTTGCTGTTGAAAGCAAGGTTGACCGCATTGATAACAACACAAAAGGTCTTGTAGAAGCTATTGATGCTGCCCAAGGTGCGATTAAAGTTCTTGGGTGGATTGCTTCTATTGCCCAACCTATTCTATGGATTGGTGGTGTTATTGTTGCTGCTGGTGCTGTTTGGCAGACTTGGATTAAAAAATGAAGGATTGGCTGTTAGCTTTCACTAGCGCAGCCCTTCTTTGTACAACTATTGTTTGGTGTGTCTACATAATTCTGTGGACATGGTATTTATAGAGTTTTTACTAGCTGTATCTATTGAGTACAGGTGTGTTAAGTGGGCTTGGGTTGGAGATGTCTACAACAGGAAAGTCTACTGTATTGAATGGAAAAAGGTAGATAAAAAATGATTCCTTTAGACCCGATTGCTGCGCTTGATGGCTTGCAAAAAGCCATTGGCATGGTCAAGAAAGCCAGTAAGGTTGCAAATGACCTTGGTGGGCTTGCGCCTATGCTTGGGCAGATGTTTGATGCCAAGAGCCAAGCAACTAAGGCTATGCTTCAAGCTAAGAGTAAAAAAGGCTCAAACATGGGTGCTGCTCTACAGATTGAGATGGCACTAGAGCAAGCCAGAGCGTTTGAGGAAGAACTCAAAATGTTGTTTATGCAGACAGGCAAGATTGATGTCTGGAACAAGATTAAGGCTCGTCAGGCTGAGATGGACAGGGACGATGCCAAAGAGATGGCATCCCTAAAAGCATTGGAAAAAAAACAAAAGAAAGAGGAACAAGAGCAACTGGAGATGGCTATGCTTATTGGAGGGATAGCGTTCGTAATCCTTCTCGTTGGTATCGGCATCAATGAAATGATTGATTTTTGTGCAACTACCAAGCGGTGTGGTAGGTGAACCAGTATCAAAAAGACTTTGATTTAGCACTCCGAATCATTGTCTATGGTTTGGTGGCTCTCTGGTTTCTTGGGTTTTTGAAGTTTCTCCCTGACGATTTGGCAGACAGAGTTGTTAACCTTTTGCTTGGCAAGATTGGACTTGGCAAATGAAAATCACCAGTTATCAACAAAATGCAAAGATGCTTTGGGAGGCTCACAGGGTGATACACAAGCAGAACATGGAACGACTTGCCGAACTAAACCGACAAGCTGAGTTGCAAAAGAAAGCCTACGAGATAAAGACCAATTGGGTCAAACCTAATTCTGTGGACACAATGGCATGAAATATCTACTGATTTTTATAGCATTTATGCTATCGGGCTGTGAAGACAGGTATCGATACAAGTGTCAGAATCCTGACTTCTTCCATGCTGAAGAATGTCAAAAGCCTAAGTGCTTATTTACTCAGCAATGCCCAGAATACTTAGTAGCACCAATTCTTGAGAAAAAGGTTAACGATGTCCAACCCGAAGCCAAACCTAACAACTGAAGAATTTGAAGTCCGAGTGTGGGGCTTTGTGGTCATTGTGGTGACCTGCATCTTGTGCTTTATTGTGATTGCCTTGCTCTACTCTGTAACCTTTGTTACACAGCCTATCAAGAGCATGGCCCCGATTGACCAAGCCTACACAAAGATGCTGAACGACATTGTTCTGCTTATCGTAGGTGGTATCGGTGGTGTGATGACTAAGAGAGCAGCAGGTGCAGCAGCAAAGGCTTTTGGCGCACCACAGCCTCCAATGCAACCGATGTGTCAACCAATGGGTTTTAACAGCTCTATGGGCGGTTTTAATCAATCCTATGCACCTACGCAGTCTGCGTATGGTTTGCCTAGTCAACCATTCGGTGCTATGCCAGTTTGGAAGAATCCAGAACTAGATGAATCATGGACTCCTCCTCCTCCTCCGACTACGCCTCCAGAGCATCTTGAGGATGACAATGAGCGTGAGGAAATTGCACAAGCAAGAAAAGAGGCTGAATGATGTTGCCTATCCCACTACCTTGGCTAATCGTTGGTGTTTTGGTATCTCTCTTTGGTACATACCGAGTAGGGCATCACTATGGTTGGCTAGAGCGTGATAACGATATGAAAATAGCCATTGCTAAGAAGAACGAGGAAGCTAGGGAGTTAGAGAAGAACATGACTTCCAAGTTGTCAGACCAAGAGACTAAACTGAGAAAGGCACAAGATGAAATTGCTAAAAAGAAGTCTGCTATGCACGAGCTTGCTAGGACTGGTAAGTTGCGCCTCCCAACCGCAAGTTGTCCACAAGCCAGCCCAAATCCCTCCCCTGCCTCTGGAGATAGCAGACCCGAGCAACCCGATGCAAGCGAACTTGAGCGACAGACTATTGCAACTCTTATCGACATCGCAGCCGAAGGAGACAAAGCAATCACCAAACTCAACTCCTGTGTCGCAGCCTACAACGAAGTAAGGAATCTAGTAAATGGTCAATAGTGAACAACTCAAAAAGATGCACATTGGTGAGCAATGGGTTGACGCATTGAACGAGACTTTTCAGCGTTTCAATATCCTTACACCAATCCAACAAGCATCATTCATTGGTCAATGTGGGCATGAGTGTGCAAACTTTAAAATCTTGGAAGAAAATTTAAATTACAGGGCTGAAACCTTAATGAAGCTGTGGAAGTCTAGGTTTCCAACTATAGAAATAGCAAACGAATACGCTAGGAATCCTAAAAAGATTGCTAACAAAGTCTACGCTTCAAGGATGGGAAACAGAGATGAATCGTCTGGAGATGGTTATCGCTTTCGTGGTCGTGGGTGTATTCAACTTACTGGTCATGCTAATTATTTTCATGCTGGTCAGGCTTGCGGTGAGGATTTTGTTATGAATCCAGACCTTGTAGCTACGCCTAAGTACGCTGCTATGACCGCAGGATGGTTCTGGAATACCCACAAGTTAAACCAGTACGCTGACAGAACAGATTTCTTGATGATGACAAAAAAGATTAACGGAGGCACGATAGGATTGGATGACCGAATCAAACATATCAATCATGCCTTGGACATATTAAATGGCTAACATACCAACTCAACAAGATGCAGAACTGTTTTACCAGAGTGTCAAAAAATGGCAACAGGTGCTGTCTCTTGGTGATTGGAGAATTGAAAAAGGCATAAAGCCAGCCAAGGGTGCAATGGCATCTGTTGAATTTACTGATAACGCTAGACTAGCGGTTTATCGGTTAGGTGATTTTGGTGCAGAAAAGATAACACCCGAATCACTTGATAAGACTGCACTTCACGAGTTACTGCATATCTTTTTGCATGACTTGATGTGTGTAGCCACAGACCCAAAGTCCTCAGATGAGGATATTGAAATGCAAGAGCATAGGGTTATTAACTTGCTAGAAAACCTATTGACCAAGGATTCCAATGGGCGCACATAACGAAACCTGCACAGACGTTGAGTTTATTAAGCTGTGGGGTGAACTTCAATCGGCAGCAAAAATTGCAGAACACCTTGATATTGCAATCCGAGCAGTTTATCAACGCAGACGCTGGATAGAAGAACACTACAAAATCAAGTTAGGTTCTGCTGACCATCGTGGTGCTAAATACGACTCTACCAGACAAAAATCTTACTCTCCTCTAAAGCAGATAGAACTAGGCATAGAGGACGGAATAGTCTTGGTGTTCTCTGATGCTCACTTCATTCCTAATCAGCGTTCTACAGCCTTTAAAGGGCTTTTATGGGCTATCCAAGAGTTCAAGCCTAAAGCGGTGATATGTAATGGTGATGCTTTTGATGGTGCTTCTATATCTCGTCACGATGCTTCTGACCAACCACAAACTTCTGTTATTCAAGAGTTAAAGGCTTGTCAGGCAATGTTGGGTGAGATTGAGGAAGCGGCTAAAGCAGAAAGACACAATGTAAAGCTAATATTTACATACGGCAATCACGATGCTCGATTTGCTACTCGACTGGCAAACAATGCGCCTCAGTTCAAAGATGTTAAAGGCTTTAAATTACCAGACCATATCCCAGATTGGGAGTTCTGTTGGGCTTGTTGGCCTACAGATGAGGTGATTGTGAAGCACCGATATAAAGGTGGTATTCATGCTACTCACAACAATACTGTGACTGCTGGTGTGTCAATCGTTACTGGACACTTGCACTCATTAAAGGTTACGCCTTTCTCCGACTACAACGGCAACAGGTATGGTGTAGATACAGGGACATTAGCTGAGACAGATGGCCCACAGTTTACTTATGGTGAGTTAAATCCATCTAATCACAGGTCAGGCTTTGCGGTGCTGACCTTTTTTAATGGTCAATTGTTATGGCCTGAGCTAGTCCACAAGTTTGATGAGGGACAAGTGGAGTTTCGTGGTGAAGTTATTGATGTGAGTTTATTTTGAGTGCTTGGCTAATTATTCTCACAGGGGCAATCTACGCTTACATAGCTGGTGAGCAGCTTTGGAAAGATAACCCACACATGGCGATAGTCTATGCTGGCTACGCCTTTTCAAATGTGGGTCTTTACTTGTTGGCTAAATAGTTTCTTTAACGAACAATCCATTAGGCAAAAGCGTACCCCTACGATTCTTTATTTGGTCGTATGCAACTTCCATGCAGTCTACCAGATTGATGTCTTGCAAAGCGCAGTAATTAACAAGGCAGACCATGACATCACCAACAGCGTCCACAATAGCTTCCTTGTCCTTCTTAATGGTTGCATCTGCTAGTTCTCCCATTTCTGACATTGCTTTTAGAAGCTGAACTTCTGGTGTACTGTTAGGAATAATCTTACGAGCCTCTGCCCATTGAATTATTTTTATTTCTACATTTGCGTATGACATATCTATCCTTTTGAGTTTGCAAATTCGTACCACATCACATAAAAGTCTTTCAAGAAATCAAGACCCTCACCAATCTTTATGCACCTGCCTAACACTATCTGGAACACACTACCGACTTCTGTTTGTTCTTTGTCTGTGTTTCCAATAATGACCAGTACAGTAAATTTAGGCACTTGAGCAAAAGCCTGTAGTAACAACTCTTGCCCCTTTGCCATTTTCTCGTTTGGCTTTTTCCATTCACCAATTAAGAAGTGTCCTCTCCTCTCGCAAATCATGTCTATGTTGCTAGGCAAGAAGTTAGGATTGTTTTGTATCAACCTAGCGAAATCTCGGAAGTCTGTATGACTAGCCAGAGAATTTCGCATTTGATTAGGTGGGCTACTCATGTTCGTCCGCTATTTCTAGCCACTTTCGCCCATAAATGGTGAAGCCTACTCGCTGCGTCTGTTTGCCACAAGGTGTTCCGAATGGCGAGGGCTATTACCTCCCTCCAGTATCCGCTTTCGGCTTCGTAATCAGAAAGGCGCATCGTCCTCAAATTCTTCTTGCTTTACCTTTTTCTTAGGTTGCACATCTGCGTTCTTATTCTTGACAGACAAAGACATGAACTTAGCACCATCTTTGCTGACCTTAATCCATGCAGATAGCCAGTAGTCTGTGCCATCTACGTTAATGCTTCCCTTGTAATCAGGGAATTTTGCATCGTCCTTGCGGTCATTCTTAAAGAGTGAGCCTCGATTTGTGTTGTCGTATTCCATATTAACCTTTCGCTTTCTTAATTGCGCTTCTTACGTTACTTGGCATCAGAGTCCAAAGAGCAACCTTTTGGTCAGCCTCTAAGTTCTCTTTCTCCAACCTTACCCAAGCTGCCTTGGGGTCTTTCTCACAAATAGCAATTAGTTCAACTGCTAATTCGTCAAGATACCTTAATATTTCAATAGGTAATTCATCTTTGATGCCTTGTGCTGGTGTGATGATTACAGCTTCCTTAGTAGGGGCAGCAGCATCAAAGCTATCGCTCTCTATAAGGTCACAGGCGCACATATAAAGGTATCTCCGTTGATACGTCTGACAGCCGCCAAGGGACTGGATAGGAGATGCGCCTTTCATATTTGACTCAACCATTGGGCTTGTAATCACAATGCAAGTGCCATCATCTACATCTGTAATTGTCAGGCTTGCGTATTCAGAATCAAAAGACACTACGCTGCACAAACCAATGCGATTAAAGATTGCGTTTACTTGAGGTAGAAAGTCTCCCAACTCAAAGTAATTGTAGCCAGCAAACTTGTTGTGACCAGACTTCTTGAGTGGCATTGATTGTAATTCCACTCGTGCTTGCATTAACTTCTTATGTACCATTATTCTTCCTTTAAATATTCTTCAATCATTGCTTCTTTGTCTTCTTCATAGAGGTCTTCAAACTCTACAAAGTGGTTCTCTGAACAGCAAGAGCCGTAGGTCTTTGGTTCAGTACAGTAAACACAATACAGGCCGTGTGATAAGTCCTTGATTGCGTCTTCTCTGGTCATTGGATTCTGCCAATCTGTTTAGCAACTAACCATTTGTCGCCAAGTTTAAGAACTGCCCTGACCCACTTGCGTTGGTTGTACTGGTTAACTTGTTGTGGAACTAAACTGTTGTTGTACAGTTGACGAGCCTTGCGTCTGAGTTGTTCTGTTTGCATTAGCCTCTCCATGCCAACATTACACCGATACCGCCAAAGATGATGACAGCGAGTGTCCATTCAATTAACTTTTCTTTCATTTGCTTTTCCTTAAAAGTACCCTCACGATTTGTTTGGGCTGACGTTAGTATATCAAACTTAACAAGATATTTTCTAGGTGGTTTCCCTAAGTTAAACATTTTGTTGATTTTGCTATACTCGAAGGATGGATAAACAAACCGCTATCACACTTGCTGGCTCACAGAGTGAGCTTGCCAGAATCCTCGGCATAACTCGGGCTGCTGTCTTCTTATGGAAGAAAATCCCTCAGTTACGCATTTATCAACTCAAAGAACTCAGACCAGATTGGTTTAAATGACTCAAGCACAAGTAATCAAAGCCCTCCAGAACGGCCCATTGACTTCACACGAAGTAGCTAACCTGACTGGTATGCCACAAGCCACAGTCCTGTCAACAGCCAAGAAACTGCGTAGCCTAGGCAAGCTGTCAACAGAGCAGGTCAAGGTAGGCAGACATTGGGTTGCTCAATACACCTTGGCTGACAATGAAATAGAAAAGCAAGACAGCAATGTAAAAATCATCTGTGGCATCAAGACCTATGGCATCTTTACAAAAGCTGAGTATGCTGTGATGAAACAACAAGCCACTCGATTGCTTGGCAAACAAGGTAAAAAAGAAATCACTAACAATCAATTTATTTGATACAATAATTTGAAACACGGCTAGGTGGGGGGTAGCTACCCCACCGAAAAGAGTTCCTCCCTCTCCTGCCGCAGTTTCTTTCAAGGGAGTGGTTTAAAAGGTGAGTTATATGCATTACTACCAGCATCATATTGGTGATTTCATCAAGGACACATCGTTCCTAACCAATGAAGAAATCGGAATTTATCTCAAGTTAATTTGGCTTTACTACGACACAGAAAAGCCATTGCCAAACAATCTATTTGAGCTTGGCATGAAGACAGCAACTAGAGACAACCAAGTTGTTCTTGAAGGCTTGCTAGAAATGTTTTTTGTTTTAGATGAAGAAAATAATTGCTGGCATCACAACAGGTGCGATAAAGAAATTGAACACTATAAACAGCAATTAACTACTGCTTCTAAAGCTGGAAAAGCATCGGCACTTAAACGAGCGATGAACAAGAATTCAACGAGCGTTGAACAGCCGTTAAACGAGTGTTCAACAGAAGTTCAACCAACCAATAACCAACAACCATTAACCAAGAACCAAGAGAAGAAGACACTCGGCAAACGCCTCGCTAATGATTTGGTTTTGTCAGATGAGTGGAAAGAATTTTGTGTCAATGAAAGACCAGAGTTAAATCCTGTTCAAACATTCGATAAGTTCAAGGATTACTGGATAGCCCAAGCAGGTCAGAAGGGTGTGAAGCTAGACTGGTTTGCTACATGGCGTAATTGGGTACGCAACACAAACGCACCTAAACAAAATCCTGCTGACATTGTTAGGCTCACAGTTCCATCAAAGAATGAGCCTGACCCTGCACTTGAGAAAATCAAAGCTGACGAAAAGAAGGCAGTTCCAATTCCACTAGAGGTTTTGGCAAGAATGGCTCAATTAAGGAGTAAAGCATGAATAAGATTGAATTTGGTGATTGCAGAGAAACAATGCGTAAATGGGCTACGCAAGGAATTAAGGCGCAAACTTGTGTAACAAGTCCTCCTTACTATGGTTTGCGTGACTATGGGCATGAAGGTCAAATTGGTCTTGAAGAAACACCAGAGGAATATATCAAGCAAATGGTAGAAGTTTTCCGATGTGTTTGGGATGTGCTTGAGGATGATGGAACACTTTGGGTAAACATTGGTGATAGCTATGCTGGTAACAATTCAAGAGCATCAAACAATGGTCGTGCTGGATTTGGTAATGCTAGAGAAAAAGTAGTTAACAGGACTGGTGAAGGTCTAAAAACTAAAGACTTGATTGGTATTCCTTGGATGCTTGCATTTGCTTTAAGAGCAGATGGCTGGTTTTTGCGTCAAGACATTATTTGGCATAAACCAAACCCAATGCCTGAGTCTGTGCAGGATAGATGCACAAAAGCCCATGAATATATTTTCTTGTTAAGCAAATCACAGAAATATTACTATGACCATGAGGCAATTAAAGACCCTGTTAAAGATGATTGGGGTACAAGAGATAGAGCCAATGGTAAATATCACAATGAAGGAAGTGGATTACAGCCTCATAGTGGTTTAGAAAAGTCATATGAGATGGCAAACAAAAGAAGTGTTTGGAGTGTTCCTGTAAAACCATATACAGGCGCACACTTTGCTGTTTTCCCAAGTGAACTTATTGAGCCTTGCATACTTGCTGGCGCACCTGTTGGTGGAATTGTTTTAGACCCTTTTATGGGTTCTGGAACAACAGCACAAGTTGCTCAAGACCTTGGCAGGAAATACCTTGGATGCGAGTTAAATACTGAGTATGGAAAACTTCAACAAAAAAGATTGGCACAACAATCATTGGAGTTGATATGAACTACTACGAAGCAATGAGACTTTTGGACAAGGTGCGTGAAGGCGTACCATTTCCGATACACCTGATAAACAAAGCATTGGAACTGACTGGTGACTTGGAGTAGAAGAAATATTCAAGGCCCAAGCGATAGGGTAATTCTTGAGCAAGCAGAGGCTCGAGAACTCTATCGTAATTGGGAATGGTCAAAGAATCGTGACCTGATTCGTGCAAGGCTTGAAAGAGCAGAACGAATTTATGGGACTGGTGCTAGAGACAGAATTCGTGCGTACATGGCACAAATGAGAGAAGGAACACTTGAATGACATTCATAGTCACATTTAAGGTTGAAGGCAACCCTGTTGGCAAACAAAGAGCAAGGTATGCCAAACGTGGAAACTTTGTCCAAACTTACACACCTGAGAAAACCAGAACATACGAATCTTTGATTAAAGACTCAGCAAAGCAAGCAATGGGGTCTTCCGAGCCTTTAGAGACCCCTGTAAGCCTTTATTTATACATCCGAGTGCCAATTCCTGCATCTACTACAAAAAAGCGTTTGGAGGCCATTGCTAAAGGCGATGAAAAGCCAATCAAAAAACCTGATGCTTCCAATATTTTGAAAAGCATAGAAGACGGAATGAATGGTGTTGTTTACAAGGATGATTCGCAGATTGTGAATATCCATGTGACTAAGGTTTACTCTAGTCAAGCTGGTGTGGATATTTGCGTCAAGGAGTGTCTTGAATGAAAGCCCCTTACAAAGCCATTGAATACATCATTGAAAATTCATGCAAATATGCGGAAGCTAAAGCACAAAGAATCTACCTTGAGGAATTCAGAAAGACTAAAAAAGCCTTGTTGATGAAAGATGCGTTATCCAGAGGTATTGATTCTGCTGTTGCTCAAGAGCGTGAAGCCTATGCACACCTTGAATACGCTGACCTGCTCAAAGGTTTGATGGTTGCCATTGAGAAAGAAGAAACTTTAAAGTGGATGCTTGTTGCTGCCCAGATGAAAGCTGACATTTGGAGAAGTGAGCAAGCTAGTGAGCGTCTTGGCGTAAAAACCACAGAGTAGGTATAAACACCTAGACAATTGTGTTGAGAAAACTATACAATGCACTCAGCCCAAGCAATTCGCAAGGGTACTTTTAAGGACTAAGCAATGAAATACGAATTTGACACAACTGTTGGTGAAGGCTCTGTAGTAGTTACTGTTGTCATGGAATACGACACAGATTCAGAAGGCATCTATGGCGAGAACATTGAAGACATTATTTACGAGAAGGTAAGTGTGCTTGGCCTGTTCTCTGCTGAACAATACAAAGAACTTGAGATAGAAGGCTGTATGCGTCTTTCTAAACACATCTTGGATGAAGCAGACCACTCTGTATCTGTTGAATACGATATGAGGAATGTATGAACATCTTTTTAAGTAAAGAAGATATGTTGCTTCATGTGATTGACCAACTAAGCACTATCTGGATTGTCAGAAAACATCCAAAAATGCCATACAAACAATGTGGACACACAGAGGCTTTCACAATACATAAGATTTATCACAATCTTAAAAGTGCAAAACAAGAGGCAGAGGAAAGAAACAAGCGGTCTCAGTATCTTTTTACTGTCAAACGGATTGAATTGAGGAAAAAACGATGATGGATTCACTTGTTAATAGCGTTGCTGCTGAAATATTCACACCTGAAGGTTCACTTCATCCTGCTATGGGTATGCCACACAGCCGAATGGTTGCTCATGCTTATGGATATGCAATTAAACCTTGGGTTGGTTTGACAGAGCAAGAAAAGAAAGAATGGATTGATGCTTTGCCAGAGGTTTATGAAACAAAGCATCTTATGAACTTGTTGAACATCATGGAAGCAAGATTAAAACAGGCTAACTCATGAAGCAATTTACAGACTTACTTGAAGACTGGCTTTATGCAAGAGAAGTATTGAATGAAGCTAGAGAAAACTATGATGGCCATTCATTTGGTTATTTTCATGACAGAGATATTCAGCGAGAAGTAGATGCACGCAATGCACTAAATGCAGTTTTTCAAAGCTTAAAAGGACAGGCATGAATATCACTATCTACACAAAATCTGGCTGCCCTAATTGCGTGACAGCCAAGAATCTACTCCAGTCTTTGAATCTTGAATACAAAGAGATAGACATTGAGACTGGTGACAGGTTTGCTAACTTTGTTGCGAACTATCCAGAAGCTAGACAAATGCCACAGATATTCATTGGTGACCAAAGAGTAGGTGGTTTGGCAGGGTTACAGGCTGCTTTAAAGAAGTTAGGAATGACATGATTGAAGCTATTGGATATATGCTGATTGGTGTATTTTTTGCATTGCTTATTCCTTTTCTTAAAGCATTTGCTGAAGTTAAATTGAAAGATAAAGAATGAACAAAAATGAAGCATTATTTCTTTCATTAAAAGAAATCAATCGACTATGCGATACAGGGAAAATTACAGGCGAAACCATCAACACAATCCAAGCCATTAAAGCCGCACTAGAAGCGAAGGATGAGCCTGTGGCGTGGAAGTGGCATCAAGCCCCTGTTAAAACTCAATGGAGTGACGACATGGTTGTGGCTGATATTGCCATCGACAAAGACCATACGGTATCCATCTACTGTGAGCGTGACCAGACCGCCAAGGTCGAAGCAATGTTCACCCCACTACAGCAAGAAGCGAAGGATGAGCCTGTGGCATGGATGCGAGAGGATGGAACTTTACATTTTGCGGATAAAAATATTTTTTATGTCGGACAACCTTTCTACACCACCCCACCACAGCGCACATGGGTAGGTCTGACCAATGAGGAGAGAGAACAAGTTATTAACGCAAACACTGCAACTGGTTTATGGCATATGGCAAAAGACATTGAAGCCAAACTCAAGGAGAAGAACACATGAACTTTAATCAAGGAAAACTTGTCGATGGTTTGATTGATGAACTGATGCACACCATTCACAAATACGATGATTCTTTATACATGGCAACAGTCATTGGTGCTTTGGAGTTTGTCAAACTACAACTGATTGAGGAGAGCAGGGAGGAAGATGATGAGTAAAGGTTCAACTGGTCGTCCATTTTCAGTAAGCAATGAAGAATACTCTAATCGGTGGGATGCTATTTTTGGTAGAGACAATGAGAAAAAGAACAAAACGCAAGATGTGGAATCTGATAGACCCGATACAACACGCCATCGTGGGGGCATCGATAACCCACAGGGAGAAGTTGGACAAGCTCCGAATGATGGAGTATTCCGCACTTGAGGCGATTACCAAGGGCAGAGGAACTATTCATGACTGGCGCACTCTTGTGGACGTACTAAACCTGTCAGAAACGATGGGTAGAGCAGGGGTAGGCCCAGAAGTGCTACCAATCTGCGAGAAGGCGCAAGCAAGCCTCCACAAAGCATCTGGATACTATCAAAATACTATGCGTGTTATTTTAGATGCGGAGGGAATCCAAGCCTGTCGTGATTTGATTGAATTCGCAGACTTGCAACAGTCAAGTATTCCTCGAAGTGAGTTTGAGCGATACATTCAGAAAACAAAAGACTACATAAAGTCACGAGGTGATAAGGTGGTAGAAATTGAATAACAGTTTTACAAAGCGTGAAAGACTGCACCTAGCAAGGATTAAAGAACTTCCTTGTGGGGTATGTGGTCAGGCAGGGCCAAGCGATGCTCATCACATAAAACAGCATCACCAGTACCTGTGTATTCCGCTTTGTAGAGACTGCCATCAAGGGCCACATAACGGAATTCACGGACAAGGCAGGATTTGGTCTGTGATGAAACATGACGAAATGTCGGTATTAAACGAAACACTTGCAAAACTTATTGGATAAGGCACAATATTCCTAACCAAGTTGCCATTTGGTTTCCTTAGAGGGACTGTACGTTCCTCTTTTTTTGTGCGAAAATGACGCAAACTCCATGAGGACAACCATGTCTGGACTACTTGAGCCATCAGTAAAAATCGAGATTGAGATACAAAACCAAGAGAAGATGGGTGAAGCCTGTCCAGTTGCGACAGGTGATGTAGCTGTCAATCTTGAGAATCGGGAGAAGGCGATTGAAAAGGCTAACTATGGCCCTATGAATCCCAACGAATCCAACATGGATTACTGGCGTGAAATCTCTCGTGCATGGCGCATTGCCCCTGCACAAGCTAAGAAGTCTCGTTGTGGTAACTGCGCTGCTTTCATCCAAACACCTAAGATGCTGTCTTGCATTGAATCTGGTCTGGATGACAACGAGATGGACGCATGGGAAGTCATCGATGCAGGTGACTTAGGATATTGCGAGATGTTTGACTTTAAGTGTGCTTCTAAGCGTACCTGCGAAGCATGGATTAGTGGTGGGCCAATTACTCAGGAGAAAGACAATGGGAACAACGAATCAACAGGCTCTGGAGATGATGCAGAAGCTGATGAAGAAGCCTAAGCCTATGCCTGTGCGTGGTGAGCGTACTGCAAAGAACAAAGCAAAGAAGCCTAAAAAATGAACGGCTTGTACGCTAACATTCATGCGAAACAAAAGCGAATTGAAGCGCAAAAGGCTGCTGGGAAAACTCCAGAGCGTATGCGTAAAGTTGGCTCGAAGGGTGCGCCTACTGCGTCTGCGTTTAAGCAAGCAGCTAAGACTGCTAAAAAGAAATGATTAAGCGTGGAACAGAGCAGTTTTCTGGCTACAACAAGCCTAAGAAAACTCCTAACCATCCCACTAAATCTCATGCTGTTTTGGCAAAGAGTGGTGAGGACGTGAAGCTTATTCGCTTTGGTCAACAAGGCGTAAAAGGCTCACCTGATGGCTCTAAGCGTAACGAAGCATTTAAGGCTCGTCACGCAGAGAATATTGCCAAGGGTAAGATGAGTGCTGCTTATTGGGCAAACAAAGTTAAGTGGTGAAAAAACAACACTTAGTAGATTAACTTAACCTTGACCAACCCTAGAGGAGTCAAACATGGCTGGAAGACCGATAAATAAATTACATCAGGAAGATGTACGCAAGAAAATACAGGTAAGTCAATTACTAAATGTCTTGCAAAATCATGCACTTGGTGTAGATGAAGACTTAAGTCCTACTCGGATGAAGGCAATTGAAATACTATTGCGTAAGTCTATGCCTGATATGGCATCTGTAACAGTAAGCGGAGACTCTGACCAACCACTTCAGCACATAGTTACATGGGCGAAGTAATCGAAATCCCTTACAGACCAAGGGAACACCAACTAAAGGTTCACGAATTACTGGAAGGCAAACGCTTTGCAGTAGTAGTGGCACATCGAAGGTTTGGTAAAACTGTAGCTGCTCTCAATCACCTAATCCGTGATGCGGTGTTAAACCAAAGAGAGACACCAAGATATGCCTATATTGCGCCTACTTATGGTCAAGCAAAGAGGGTGGCATGGGATTACTTGGTTAAATACACTACACCGCTAGGCGGTACTAACAACATCTCAGAATTACGAGTTGACTTCTGGGGTAGGCGAATCCAGCTTTATGGCTCTGACAACCCTGATTCCTTACGAGGACAGTTTTTTGACGGAGTGATTATTGACGAGGTTGGCGACCAAAACCCAAAGATTTGGACTGATATTGTTCGACCTGCGCTGACAGACCGCAAAGGGTGGTGCTTATTCATTGGTACACCCAAAGGTCACAACCACTTCAAAGAACTGCGAGACAGGGCAGAAACTGAAGAAGGATGGGGTTTGCTAGAGTTCAAAGCCTCTGAAACAGGGGTGGTGGACGATACAGAACTGAAGGCTGCTCGTAATGAGATGGGTGAGGATAAGTACCGCCAAGAGTTTGAATGTAGCTTTGATGCTGCTGTAGAAGGTTCTTACTATGGACAAATCCTCAATGAACTGGAAGACAAGCACCATATGCAAGACATTCCAAGAGAGGAACTGAGCCGTACATTTACTGCTTGGGATTTGGGTATGGGTGATTCAACATCTATTTGGGTGGCTCAGTTAGTAGGTACTGAAGTGCGTCTGATTGACTACTACGAGAATCATGGTGTTGGACTAGACCACTATGTGAAGTGGATTAGGGACAATGACTATGCCAAAGCAGAGCATATTCTGCCCCATGACGTTAGGGTCAGAGAGTTAGGTTCTGGGAAAAGCCGACTAGAGATGCTTGAGGAAGCAGGACTAGAGATAAAGATTGCCCCGAGAATGGGTCTAGATGATGGTATTCAAGCGGTAAGGCGACTATTGCCAAGGTGCTGGTTTAATGTCCCTAAAGTCCAGATAGGGCTGAACTGCCTGAGAAACTACCGCAGAGATTACGATGAAAAGCGTAAGATTTTCTATGAGCGTCCATTGCATGACTGGTCATCGCATGGCTCGGACTCATTCCGCTACTTAGCCCTTGGACTTGATGAAGGTCACAGTACATGGTCTAAACCGATTAACCAAGCACCGAAATGGATTGTCTGATGTATTTAGAGCGTCAAGGGGTCAATTTAGCCCCAAAAGTAAAAGAACTTGAAAACCGCATTGAAGTATTGGAAAATGTGGTAAAAGCTTTACAATTGGAAAAACCCCGAATGGGTCGCCCTCCAAAGGACAAAAATGCAACAGAACGAACTGAAGTCAATCCTCCAAGCTGAGATTGATGATGCTATTGGCTACATTGAAACTGAAACTGTTGACCAGCGCAAACAGGCTCTGGAAGCGTATCTACGACAGCCATATGGCAATGAAGTTGAGGGTAAGTCTCAAATCGTTACTGGAGAAGTAGCAGAAGCGATTGATGGTGCGTTACCTAGCTTAGTTCGTATTTTCACAGGCTCAGATAATATTGTTATCTTTGAGCCACAAGGCCCACAAGACGAAGCGTCTGCAAAGCAAGCTACTGATTATTGCAATTGGGTGTTCTTGCGTGACAACGAAGGCGTAGCTATTTTGCATGACTGGTTCAAAGATGCTTTGATGCAGAAGAACGGCATCCTAAAAGCATATTGGGAAAATAAAGAAGACATTACAAAAGAGCGTTACTTTGACTTGTCTGATGACGAGTTAGCAATGCTGATGAGTGATGAAACAATGGAAATTGTCGAGCAAGATACGACAGAGTTTCCAATCTATGACCCAATGGGACAGCCAGTCATTGACCCAACTGGTATGCCAGTCATGGGTTCTACACACAATGTCGTAGTCCAAAAGCGCAAGAAATCAGGCAAAGTAACGATTGAGAATGTTCCTCCAGAGGAGTTCTTGATTAGCAAGAAGGCTCGTACTATTGCTGATTCTCCATTCGTAGCCCATCGTCAGATGTTGACTCGTAGTGACTTGATTGCTATGGGGTTCAACAAGAAGCAAGTTGAAGGCTTGCAGATGGATGATGCACTAGCCTACACACCAGAGCGAGTTGCTCGTTACTCTGCTGGTGAGCAACCTTACCAAGTGCAGACTGATGACCCATCAATGCAAGAGATTGAGGTCTTTGAGTGCTATGTCAAAACTGATATGAATGGCAAAGGCATTGCTGCTCTGACTCAGGTTTTCTACGCTTCAAACGAGATTCTACAAGATGCAGATGGTAAGGAAATGGTTGAAGAAGTGGACTATGTTCCTTTCCATTCAATCTGCCCAATCCCAATTCCACACAAGTTCTTTGGCAACTCACTTGCTGACCGAACAACTGACTTGCAACTGATTAAAACCACTATCACTCGTCAAATGTTGGATAACTTATATCTGACAAACAACGCACGAGTGGTTGCTGTTGAAGGTCAGGTAAACCTTGACGATTTGCTTACATCTACCGCAGGTGGTGTTATTCGTGCCAAGTCACCTAATGCTGTTCAACAACTGGTTGTGCAGAATGTGGCATCTCAGGCTTTCCCAATGCTTCAGTATTTGGATACAGTCCAGTCTAAGCGTACTGGTGTGTCTGATGCTTCACAAGGTCTTGACCCTGCTATCTTGCAGAATGTCACAGCAGCAGCAGTTGCCTCGATGCAACAAGCTGGCGCAGGTAAGATTGAACTGATGGCTCGAATCTTTGCTGAGACTGGTGTTAAGTCTTTGTTCCAAGGCATCTTGCATCTGCTTTGCAAATACCAAGACAAAGCACGAATGGTGCGTATGCGTGGTGAGTTCGTAGAGTTTGACCCTCGTACATGGGCTAACCAATACGATGTGTCTATCAATGTTGGTTTGGGTGCTGGTAACCGACAAGAGCAGATGGCTATGTTGTCAATGGTTCTGGCTAAACAAGAGCAGTTGATTGCTCAGTATGGCCCTGCCAATCCATATGTCTCCCCTGCTCAATATCGTGCTACTTTGGGACGCATGGTTGAGATTGCTGGCTTTAAGGATTCTGGTGAGTTCTATAAGGCGATTACACCAGAGCAAGACCAGATGCTATCGAATCCTCCTCCACAACAACAACAAATGCCTCCAGAAGTGCAAGCAATCATGGCTCGGACACAGGCTGAGATTCAAGCTAACCAAGCTAAAGCACAAGCTGACATTCAGTTGAAGCAACAGCAACAACAGATTGACATGGAGATGGCACAACAAAAGGCTGCTCTTGAGATGCAATTGATGCGTGAGAAAGAAGCTGCTAAGTTGATGCTTGAGCGTGAGAAACAACAGGCTTATTTTGCTATGAAGCAACAAGAGTTTGAAGCAGAAGCCCAATTGAAAGCAATGAAAATTGGTGCTGGCATTACATCTAACGTAGAGATTAAAGGTTAATCATGGCTATTTCTGATGCTTTGGCTTGGCGTTTAAATAATGGCGGTACTGCCGATGACCTTTATAAAGACATTCGCACTTTTTTAGCATCAAGTCCTGATGCTGCAACTACCCAATCATTGATGGCTCAATATGGAGTATCTGGTGAGGATGTGGCTGCTGCAACAGGTGGTAAGTCTGGTGGTACGCTAACTGGCAACATCATGGCAGGTGCTAGTTGGAATAGCCTTAATGAAACATTGCCAGAACAGTTAACTGCTGCTACTGGTCAAGCTACAACTAATGTAGCTGTTGGTGGTGCTACTACTGCTGACACTCTTAATCAACTGAATACATTTTTGGCAGGTGGTGGTCAGTTTGACCCTAATGCAACTGTATTCTTACAAACTGGTGGTGTTGATTTCATTACTGGCGTAGATAAAGATACTGTTAAAAATAACATTAACCAGATTGTTAAGACTTTGGGTGACCAAGGTGTTAATGTTGTTTTGACTGGTTCACCTTATGCTGCTTCTTTGCAAGATGTAGTTAACAACAACTTTAATCCAGAAGTTGACCAGATTTTTACTGACATTGCTAAAGAAAACAAGAATGTTGCTTTGGTAGGTGTTCAAGGTGAGATTCTGCAAAACAAGAATTTGTTAGTGGACGCTTTGCATACCAATGCTGAAGGGACAGCAATCTATAACCAAGCTGTTATTGATTCTTTATCTCAGTTTAAGAATGAAGTGCCATCTAGCACTCCACAAGCAATTGAGCAAGTTCAAACAACAAACTCAATTGCAGCAACACCTGTTGCAAACACTATTACTGACTATCGTGGCAAACAATACGATAAAGACACATTAGTAAAACTTGCACAGCAAATTGCACCAACCTTAGATAAAAACAATCTAGCAGGTGGTGTTTACAGTACTAATAACGAAAACATTGGTTTTGCATATGAGGAAGCAACCAATGCTCTTGGTTACAAGCCAACAGCAGCAGAACAAGTTGTTTTGGATATGGCTCGTCATTTGATTGATACTGGCGTTACAGACATAAACCAAGTAGATGCTGGAAGTGAAAATCAAAGATTTGGTTCTACATATACTGGCGAAGGTGGAACAGTCTATGAAATTAAACGTGACCCAACCACAGGCGAAATAGTTACTTCTACATGGGGTAAGACTACTAGCGACAAAGGAAACATTGTTGCTGCACTTTCTATTGGGGCAGGTTTGCTAGGTGTTCCAACTCAAATTGGTACTGCAATTCTTGGTGCTGGTGCTAGTCCTGTTGCTGCTAGTGCATTGGGTGGTGCTTTGTTGGGAGGAACAACAGCAGCCTTAACTGATAGTAATATTCTTAAAGGTGCATTGTTAGGTGGTGCAGGTGGTGCTGTAAGTGGTTATCTCCAAAATCCTACAATTGATGCTTCTAACATGACTTCAGAGCAGTTTAATGATGCGCTAGAAGGTCAATTGGTAAAAGATATGCAATTGTCTGGTTTAACAAAAGACCAGATTTCTGCATTTTTGGATGACATGGGTATTGGTAAAGGAGTTGTTACACCAACAATTACAACACCAACTGCTATATCTACGCCAGTTTCAGATACTGTTTCTATTACTGCGCCTACTACGCCATCATTGAACAATGTCTTAAATACAATTGCTGCTACTACACCTGCTGTAACTATTACAGCACCAAGAGAACAACAAAAAATTGACCAGCCAGCATTGAATTTGGGTAAACCAACTATTACGCCAGAACAAGTAATTACTTCTAATAGACCTACTACAGCACAAGATGTTATTAGTTCTATTATTTCTTCAAGTCCAACAATTCCAACAACTACTACACCAGAAATTAAAGTAACGTCAACAAAACCAACAAACATTGGCGATACTTTAGCTGCTATTACAACAATTCCATCTACGTTAACAACAACTCCTGTAACAACTAATCAAACAACAAATACTGCAACAAAAGAAACTGACCCTCTTAAGGTTGCTCAGTTAGCTTTGTCTGCTGCTGGTTTGCTTGGTGCAGGTGCTGCTTTGTCAAACACAAATACACCAACAGGCTTTGAAGTTGTGCCAATCCCAGAGAGTTGGGGTAATCCTCCAAAACCAAGTGTTGCGCCATTTACACAGTTGCCTCCAATTGACTTTGGCAATCGTAATCTGTTGATTGGCACTCAATGGGAAAAGTTCTTAAATCCTAACTATGGAAAAGTGCCAGAGCCTGTGCAATACTCACAGCCATCAAACCTGAGTTACAACGATTTGATGGGAATTTTGGGTAGCAAGCAAGGTATGCCTCCTGCAAGTAGCCTAAGTATCAACGACATTATTTCTGGAATACAAAATCAATATGGACAAACAGCTTCTCGCACAATGGGCTAAAAACTTACTAAATGATGACTTTTTCAAAGATGTCATAGATAATTTGAAAAAAGAGCAGATTAGTGTAATAATTAACACAAGTGCAGAAGAATCTGATAGGCGTGAAGACGCTTACAGGCACATTAAGACATTAGAACTAATTACAGGACACCTAGAAGGCTTGGCCTCGGAAACTGTGATTAGAGAGAAGAAGTGGAAGATTCTGTAGCCTAAAAGCTACACCTCCGTCCAGAAGGTGTCTGGCGATTTTTGAGATGACAAATGGAAAACACCAACCCACAAGGGAGTGAAAGCCTAGATGTAAACCAAGCCGCTTCAGCGTTAATGGGACTGATGGGTGATTCAGAGGAAGCCGAACAAGGCCAAACCGAAGAACAGCCAGAGGAACTACAAGCGTCTGATGAAGCTGATGCCGAGTATTCTGAGGAAGAAGAAGTCGAGCAACCAAAGCCTAGATATAAAGTCAAAGCTGCTGGTGAGGAGATTGAAGTTGACGAAGAAGAACTCATTAAAGGTTATCAGCAAGGTGTAGATTACACGAAAAAGTCTCAGGCTTTAGCTGAACAACGCAAAGCTGTAGAAGCAGAGCGTATTCACTTAGAGCAGGTGAAACAAGAACGACAGGCATATGCCCAGAAGTTGCAAGCATTGGATAGCTTCCTATCGCAGCAAAATAAGGGTGTGGACTTAGATGTTCTAAAGGAAACAGACCCTATTGGTTATGCGGTAGCGGTAGCTGAACAGAATCAGCGTGAGAAGCAGTTAGCAGTAGTAAGGCAAGAACAGCAACGCATTGCACAACAGCAACAAGCCGAGCAACAAGCCTCTTTGCAAAACCATCTCCGTCAAGAATCTGAGAAGCTAGTTGGTCTGATTCCTGAGTTGGCTACGCCACAGGGTGATGCGATTCGGAAACAAATCCGTGATTATGCGAAGTCTGTTGGGTGGACTGACCAAGAACTCAGTTCCGTTTATGACTCTCGGGCTGTGGTGAGTTTGTATAAAGCAATGAAGTATGAGCAACTTCAAAAGAGTAAGCCTGAAGTAACCAAGAAACTTCAAGCTGCTCCTAAGATGATGCGTTCTGGGACTTCTGCGCCTCCTACAAAGTCATCACAAGATAAACAGGTTATGCAAAGGTTGCGTGAAACTGGAAAAGTCCAAGACGCTGCTCGAGCATTTGAACGATTCTTTTAAATTTGGAGTATTAACATGGCTACATATCAAACATATACCGCTATCGGTATGCGCGAAGACCTCTCTGATGTAATCTATAACATCAGCCCCACAGACACACCTTTCATGTCTTCCATTGGCAAGACAAAGGCTACTGCTGTTCTGCACGAGTGGCAGACTGACAGCTTGGCTGCTGCTACTTTGTCAAACTTTGCAGTTGAGGGTGCAACAGCTTCTGACGCTACTATGTCTCCAACAACTCGTGTTGGTAACCGCACTCAAATCGCTCAGAAAACTGTCAAGATTTCTGGCACTTTGCAGTCTGTTGACAAAGCTGGTCGTAAGTCTGAAAAGGCTTATCAGTTGGCTAAAGCCTCTGCTGAAATCAAGCGTGACATGGAAACATCATTGTTGAGCAACCAGATTGCTGCCAATGGTGACTCCACTACTGCTCGTAAATTGGGTGGTCTGCAAGCATGGCTGAACAGCAACTACTCTGGTGGTACTGATGGTGTTGCTGGTTCTTTGGGTACAACTGCTCGTGTAAACGGCACAAACCGCACTTTCACAGAAGCCTTGTTGCAATCTGTTGTTAAGAGCGTTTACGCTTCTGGTGGCAACCCCAAAGTGTTGATGGTCAACCCTGCGCACAAGCAAGTGGTTTCAGCTTTTGCTGGTATTGCTGCTCAGCGTTTCATGGCCCCATCTAACAGCCCAACCACAATCGTGGCTGCTGCCGATGTGTACATGAGCGATTTCGGTACAATTTCTGTTGTTCCTAACCGCTTCATGACTTCTACCAACTCATGCGATGAGACAGCATTTGTGCTTGACCCCGACATGGCTGCTGTTGCTTACTTGCGTCCTTTCCAGACCAACGAGTTGGCTGTGACTGGTGACAACGAAAGCACACAGTTGTTGGCTGAGTACACCTTGGAAGTTAAAAACCAAGCTGCACACGGCATTATTGCTGACTTGACACCTTAATCTAAGGTAACCCCGAAAAATGCCTCAGACTTAACCCTCTGGGGCATTTTCTTTTCTACCCAAACTGATAGAATTAGTGTATGGAAAAGATTAGAGAAACTGCTGTTCATGCCGATGGTGAAGGTGGCATCATCATTCAAACTCGTCAAGATGTTTCTGCCATTGTTGAGCAGAACAAAAAGGAATATAACTCCTTTGATGAACGAGCAAGATGGTCTGACAACTTGTTTGGCAACAAGGTTGCATCTATCCCATTGACAGTTATTGATGACCTTAACAAACAAGGCATCATGCGTGGTTATGCTGTTGTTGATGATAAGCGTTTTGCCGCTTTCCTAAATGACCCATTGAATCGTGCATGGCGCACTAGAACAGGAGTTGTATGAGTTTTACTACCTATGCTGAACTACAGACAACTATCGCAGGATACTTGGCTCGTTCAGACCTAACAACTCAAATCCCAGACTTTATTCGTTTGGCAGAGATTCGCTTGCGTAGAGATTTGCGTATTCGCCAGATGTTGAATTCAACTACGCTGACCTGCACATCAGGAACAGCGACAGTTAGTATTCCTAGTGACTTCTTGGAAGTAAAAGATTTTGTAGTTAATGTCAATCCTGTGATGCCATTGAACTACCAATCACCATCTTTGTTTTCTCGTAACTCACGAACAACAGATGTAGGTAAGCCATTGGATTACACAGTCCTAGCTTCTACATTTAAGTTAGCACCAGTACCTGATACTGCCTACACATTGACATTGATTTACTCTGCTGCGCCTCCTTATTTGAGTGATTCAAATACGAGCAACACATTCATGACTGTGTGTCCTGATTTGCTTCTGTATGCGTCTTTGCTTGAAGCAGAGCCATATTTGATGAATGATGCTCGAATCAACACATGGGGAACTATGTTTGACAGAGCTATGAATTCGTTGACTCGTTCTGATGAGAAGGGTCAATTCTCTGGCGTTCCTTTGGCAATGCAAACAACATATATCTGATATGCCTACACAACGAATCACTCTTGGCGAATGGATGCCTGACCAGTCTGGTATTTCTGGTGCGTTAACAGACGCTAAGAATGTCGTTTCTCAGGCTATCGGGTACGGCCCTTTCCCTAGTGCTGTAGCCTTTTCTGGTACTGCTGCCGAAGAACTTGTTACTCTGTACGCTGCCAAGAATCCAGACTCCACAACTCAATTGTTTACATCTGGTAACACTAAGATTTATACAGTTGATGGTGTTGGCGCATTGACTCTGGTTAAGTCAGGAATGACTACTGGCATTAGCGACAAGGTTCGTTTTACTCAGTTTGGCAAGACTGTCATCACGACAAACAATGCTGACAAGTTGCAAGCATGGACACTAGGCTCATCCACTTCATTTGCTGACTTGGACGCTTCTGCGCCTATCGCTAAGTACATTACTGTTGTGCGTGACTTTGTGGTTGTGGCTAATACTTATGAGAGTGCTGCACAACAACAATATCGTGTTCGCTGGTCTGCAATCAATGATGAAACAGATTGGACAGAGGATGTAAACACTCAGTCTGATTACCAAGATATTCCTGATGGTGGTCAAATTGTTGGTATTCGTGGTGGTGAGTTTGGCTTGGTATTCTTAGAGAGAGCCATTAGCCGAATGACTTATGTTGGTACGCCATTCATTTTCCAGTTTGACAATATATCTCGTAACAAGGGATGTATGGTTGCTGGCTCAATTGCTCAGTACCAAGGAATCACATTCTTCTTATCTGACGATGGTTTCTATTTATGCGATGGTCAAACGATTCAGCCAATTGGAAGTGAGAAGGTTGACCGATTCTTTATTGAGGACGCTTCAGAATCTGATTATGGTTCTATGTCTGCTGCTGTTGACCCTGTGCGCAAGTTGGTTATATGGAACTATGTTGCTATCGATGGAAATCGTAAACTGATTATTTACAACTTTGCAACGAAGAAGTGGACATATGCAGATGCAGGTACAGACTACTTGTCTGAAGCATCTACAGCGTCTGTAACGCTTGAACAGTTGGATAGCATCAATGGTTCTATTGACGCATTGACAACAAGCCTTGACTCTCGTTTGTATGTTGGTGGTAAATACTTCCTTGGCGGTACGCTAGGCGCAAAGGTTTACACATATACAGGCGCAAACCTTACAGGTCAGATTGCTACTGGAGACATTGACTTAGGTGGTGTTTCTGTAGTTACTTTGGCTCGTCCACAAGTTGACAATGGTTCAGCGACTATTGCTGTAGCTTCTCGTGCATTGTTAAGCCAAAGTGTGAACTATGGAACAGCCGTAGCAGCAGACTCTGAAAACAGGGTTTCTTTGCGTAGTTCTGGCAGATACCACAGACTCCAGTTAGTGCCTACTGGTGCAGACTGGAAAAACGCTGTGGCTATTGATGTTGATGTTGTTGGTCAAGGGGTTCGTTGATGTTTAGAAGCCTACCTGCTTTCGGTGGTGACCAACGAGCCGTTGCAGAGGTGGTTCGTGGCATCATGGATGGCAAGACCAATAACACAGGCACGATTACTCTAGCGACTGGTGGTGCAACTACTACCACTTTGACAGACCGAAGGATAGGCCCAGACAGCGTGATTCTGTTTACTGCTGCCTCTGCTGCTGCATACGCCGATGTGATGCCTTATGGTGCTTTTCAGAGTTTGGTTGACCAAACAATTGCTACAGCCAATACTGCCTATGCAATGACACTAGACACCACAGATTACTCCAATGGGGTAACTCTTAGCAACAGTTCTAGGATGAATGTCAAAAACGCAGGTACATACAATTTCCAATGGTCTGGTCAGTTTAATAATACTGATACACAAATCCATGATGTGAGTGTTTGGTTGCGTAAGAATGGTACTGATGTTGCTGGTTCTACGGGATTTATCTCTGTTCCTAACTCGCATGGTGGAGTAGATGGTCACTCTATTATTGGGTGGAACTACTTTCTTGAGTTAGCTGCTAACGATTACATTGAATTGTGGTGGTCAGCTACTAGCACAACCATTTCATTAGAGCATCTGCCTACTCAGACAAGCCCAACAAGACCCTCTACAGCGTCTTTGATTACTACATTGAACTTTGTCACTCCCAATGCGCTGACAAACATCTATGCTAGTAGCCAAGGACAAGGTACTGCAACGATTACCCACTTTGCAAATTCAACGGCAAATAAGACCTACAGATATGCAATTATTGGTTGATTTCTAACAAAATTTGATTAAAATGGATTCTGTGGATGACCCGCTATGGAATCCGAAACTCTAGGAGTAAAACATGGCGACTACTACCACATCACAAATTGACCAAACAATCCAACCATATTTAGGTTATGGATTGCAACAAGCACAGCAGTTGTATCAGGGCGGTGGGCCTCAGTACTATGGTGGTCAGACTTATGTAAGTCCATCGACTACCACTCAGACAGGTTTACAGGCTCTTGAGGCTCGTGCTTCTTTGGGTAACCCATTACTCCAGTCTGCTCAGAATCAACTCCAGAACACAGTTTCTGGTGGTTTCTTGGGTGGCAATCCTTTCTTCCAAGGTGCGTTCCAACCTGCTGCACAAGCTGCTGAGACTCAGTTCAAGCAGACTTTAGGTGACATTTCATCTAAGGCTAGTTTGGCAGGGCGTTATGGCTCTGGTGCTATGGGTCAGTTGCAAGACCGAGCCACAGGCGCATTTGGTCAACAGTTGGCTAATACTGCTGGACAGTTGGCTTACCAGAACTATGCAGATGAGCGTAATCGTCAGCAACAAGCTACATTGGCTGCCCCTGCGATGTCACAAGCTGACTACCAAGACATTCAGAATATGTTGCAAGCTGGTCAGATTCGTGAAGGTTACACAGGTCAACAACAAGCAGCAGATATTGCTAAATTCAACTTCTTGCAAAACCAACCACAACAGAACTTGCAGAACTATCTGTCATTGGTCTATGGCAACCCACTAGGACGAGTAGCTTCATCTACCACTAGCGGTGCAGCAGATACATCTACATTGCAGAATGTTCTTGGTTTAGCTGCTGTTGGTGGTGGCTTGTACAAGAATCTTGGTTCACCTAATTTGGGTAGCTGGTTAAGTAACTGGGGTTCAACTCCTAGTAACTTTGTAGATGTTGGTAATTTAGGTGCTGCATCTAACGCTACTTTAGCTCAGTATGGGATTATCTAATCATGGCTGGACTATTAGACATTTTTGGTACTAGCGGTGCAGACACAATGGGTCTGCTCGGTATGTCACCTGCTGACATTCAGCGTAATCGTGACGATGCACAAGCACAAGCTTTGTATGCCCTAGCAGGACGATTGTTCCAAGGTGGAAATACAGGTGCTTCTATTGCTGAAGGTTTGCAAGCTGGTCAGAAGGCATATCGTGGTGGTATGCAAGAGACATTGCAAGGTCAATTGCAGAATGTCCAGTTAGCTGACATGATTCGTAAGCGTAAGTTAGAGCAAGAAGCATTGGCTGAACAAAAGCGTATTCAAACTGTATTGGCTCAAGGTGCTACTCCTGAAGTCATGGCAAGACCTGCTCAGATGGTTGAGGAAGAAGGCAGATACATTGGCGAGACACCTGCTGTAGAAGGTAGGGCTGCTGGCTTTGACTTGGCTCGTATTGCGCCTCAATTGATGACAAGCGCAGAAGGTCGTAAAGCACTTAAAGATTTGCAACCAGAGTACAAAGAAGTCAATGGTGCGCTTTATGAGATTTCTGCTGGTATGCCCCCAAGATTGGTTGCTGGCTCTAAAAAACGTGATACTGTAACAGTAGGAAATGTGGTTCTCGATAAAGACAACATGAGTGTTCTTTATACAGCACCAGAAGCACCTGCTGCATCTATCAAAGAATTCCAAGACTTTAGCAAACTAACTCCAGCACAACAAAAAGCATATTTGCTGTTACAAGAACAAAAGCGTCCAAGCACAACAATCAATATGCCATCAGAAGGTGAGCGTAAATCAGCCGTTCTTGCAAGCCGATTGAACTTCAGCGTAGGTCAAATGAATGAAGCAATTGGTTTAGACCCTAAAGCGGCTTTGCCAAATACTGCTGCCGAAGTTGCTCGTTTTGTTTCACGAACAGATTTCTTGCCAAACAAGATTAACACCGAACAGCGTCAGATTGTTGAGGCAGCACAAGAGGATATTCTTGATGCGGCTTTGACATTGGGAACTGGTGCAGCATATAGCCGTGAGCAGTTGGCTGGTTACAAAAAGTCTTTCTTCCCACAAATGGGCGACAGTACTGCGACAGTTAAAACAAAGCAAGAGCGTCTTACAAACTTGCTTAAATCTGCTGAAGTTGCATCTGGTCGTGCGGCAAAAGAAATTACTGTCCCAATCCCTGCACCTGCATCAGCACAACAAACTCCTACAATTGGTGGTTTGCCAAGTCAAAACGCTATTCAAGCAGAGATTGAAAGACGCAAAAAGGCTGGTGGTGGATAATGGATTTAACTAAATTATCAGATAGTGATTTGCTTGCTTTACAAGCTGGAGATTTAACTAAAGTCTCTGATGCAGGTTTAGCAATTCTGAATCAAGGTCAACCTAAAGAGCCAACACTTAGAGAATCATTTGAGCGTGGCGCAGGTTTGGCTTATCGTGCTATGGCCCCTACATTAGCTGGCGCACAGATTGGCTCATATGGTGGCCCACTAGGTGCGGTTGTTGGCTCAATGGCTGTTCCTGCTGCTGATGCTGTTAACTCTTTAATTAACTTAATTGCTTCTCCATTTACTGACAAGCGATTGATGCCAGCATCTCAAGCTATTCAAAACTTGATGACTCGTGCTGGTGTTCCTGCTGCACCTGAGACACAAACTCCAACAGAGCGAGTTGTTGGCGCAGGTCTTGAATCCATGACTGGTGTAGCTAGAACTATTCCTTCATTGATAAAAGCATCTACAACAGCAGCATCTCCAGTTACTCGTGGTGTTACAGAGCAATTAGCTGTTGCGCCTAAGACTCAAGCAATTGTTTCTCCAACAGCCGTTATGACTGGTCAAACAGTTACAGAGACTACTGATAATCCTTTGGCTGGTGCTGCTGCAACATTGGCAACAGGAATGGCTGGTGGCGTTAAGCGTCCTCAAAAAGAGCAAGCGTTATCTACACAAGCATTGGACAGAATTGCTACTGACAGATATAACCAATTGCAACAATCTGGTGTCCAGTTAAAAACTGATGAGTTTGTTAACTCAATGGATAAGATTGCAAAAGGTTTGAGAGATGAAGGATATACGCCTAAAGCATATCCAAAAATCTCTGGTGCTATTGAGGAACTTACATCTACTACGCAACCAAAAGATTGGACTGAACTTCAGGCTTTGCGTAAGATGATTCGTGGTGGTCAAAAGAGTGTTGACCCAGAAGAAAGACGAATTGCATCAATCCTTTTGGATGACTACGACAATTACTTGATGACTGTCCCTAAAGAAGCAATTGCTGCTGGTGACATGAAAAACGCAGGTCAGTTGTGGTCAGAGGCTCGTAATGCTTATTCAAAGATGAAGAAGTCTGAAGTCTTTGAGGATATGCTTAACGAGGCAAAGCTAGATAAGAGTAAGTTCACACAATCTGGTGAGGAAAACTCTCTTGCAAAACAGTTGCGTCAGTTAGCAAAGAATGACAAGAAAATGCGTTTGTTCACTAAAGATGAACAAGCTGCTATCGAGCAAGCCGCTAAAGGTGGTAATGTTCAGAATATGCTGAAGTTCTTTGGTCGCTTTGCACCGACTGGCCCTGTTAGTGGATTGTTTACTGGTGGCGCAACTGTGATGGCCCCTGCTGTCGGTATTCCAATGGCTCTAGGTGCTGCTGGTTCTCGTGTCGGTGCTACTAATATGCGTAGGACTAGCGTAGAGGATTTAGCTAATATGATGCGTTATGGTGGAGTTCCACAAACAACAGGTGGCGCATTTAGGGCGGTAACGCCAATAACAGCTAGAGGTCTTTTGTCTATTGAAGACTTAGACCAAGAACAGCGTAATCTTTTGGGTATCCAATAAGGACTAACATGGCAAAGACCAAGATTTCAGAATACAGCAGTACCGCAGGAAACAATACTGACATTAACAGTATTAACTTAGCGGAGGGTATGGCCCCATCTTTAGTCAACAATGCCATTCGTCAATTGATGGCTCAGTTGAAGAACTTTCAAGATGGTTCTGCTGGTGACAATGTAACTGTTGGTGGTAACTTGTATGTGACTGGCACATCTACCATGACAGGTGCAATTACTGCCTCTGGTGGTATCAACGGCAATCTAACATCGTCTTCTGCAACGATTACTGGCGGTACTATCAATGGTGCTGTTATTGGTGGTTCATCTGCACAAGCAATCACAGGAACGAATGTAACGGCTACTGTGGGGTTTACTGGCCCTCTGACAGGCGCAGTGACAGGCAATGTAACTGGTAATGTCACAGGTGCTGTAACAGGTAATGTGACTGGTAACTTGACAGGTAATGTTACAGGCAATGTAACTGCTGCTTCTGGTACTTCAACATTCAACAATGTGACCATCTCTGGCTCATTGGACATGGATGCAGGTACATCAGCAACCATTACTGGCTTGGCTAACCCTGTAAACGATTCTGACGCTGCTAACAAGGGTTATGTTGATGCACTAGCCCAAGGTATCGATGCTAAAGCATCTTGTGTTGTAGCTACAACGGCTAACATCACTTTGTCTGGTACACAAACAATTGATGGCATTGCAGTATCTGTTGGTGACCGAGTTCTGGTTAAAGACCAATCTACTGCTTCACAGAATGGTATCTATCTGTGCGCATCTAGTACATGGACTAGAACAACAGATGCAAACACATGGGATGAGTTGGTTGCTGCATTTACCTTTATCGAGAAGGGTACGACACAAGCAAACAATGGTTACATCTCAACGATTACTGCTGGCGGTACTTTAGGCACTACAGCAGTTACCTTTGCTCAATTCTCTGGTGCGGGTCAGATTACTGCTGGCGCAGGTTTGACAAAGACTGGTAACACCATTGATGTTGGCACAGCGTCTTCTAGCCGTATTGTTGTTAACTCAGACAATATCGACTTGGCGACTTCTGGCGTAACAGCAGGAACATACAAGTCTGTCACAACAGATGTTTATGGCCGAATTACAGCAGGTACTAACCCAACTACTCTGAGTGGTTTTGGCATTACAGATACTTACACATCTGCCCAGATTGATACCTTGTTTGGTTCAACAGAATCTGCTGCAACAAGTGCGGCTGCTGCTGCGACTTCAGCATCTAACGCTGCTACGAGTGCCACAAATGCCTCTACAAGCGCAGGAAATGCCTCTACAAGCGCAACGGCTGCTGCTGCTAGTGCTACGGCTGCTGCCGCCTCATACGACTCGTTTGATGACCGCTATTTAGGTGCTAAGTCAACTGCACCATCTGTTGACAATGATGGTAACGCTTTGTTGACTGGTGCTTTGTACTGGAATACATCCACTAATAACTTGTTCGTTTGGACAGGTTCAACATGGTCTAGTGCAGCGTTTACAGCAGGTTCATTTGTTACTTTAACTGGTACTGAGACCCTGACAAACAAAACAATTTCTGCTGCAAACAACACTCTTGTTGGTGTGGCTTCAACTGGTAAAGCCATAGCAATGGCAATCGTTTTTGGCGGTTAATCTTAGGAGAAAATAATGGCTGCACCCAATATCGTAAATGTATCAACAATCATAGGCAAAACTGCTGTTCAAGCTATTGGAACTTCTGCGACAGCAATTGTCACAAATGCAGGGTCAAGTGGTAAAGTTCTAAAAGTTAATGCACTCTATGTTTCTAATGTAGATGGCACTAACAATGCTGAACTCACTTTAGATTTGTATCGTAGTTCTACAGCATACCGACTTGCTAATACAGTAGTTGTTCCTGCTGATGCAACTCTTGATGTTGTTAGTAAATCAATTTACTTGGAGGAAGGTGACTCTTTGCGTTTAACAGCTAACGCAA